AGACCGGACGGCGAATCCATCGTGTCCATGATCTCGCTGACATCGCCTTGGAAACCCGAGCCAAACTTAGGAGGCCGAGCCTGCAAGTTCATCATGTGCTGGATCTGTTCAAACCGCTCGTTACGCATACGCTGCAACGGGATCAGTTTGTCTACCTCTGAGTAACCCCAGAAGTAATCATGCGCTGGCGTCGGACAAACCTGAATGAACGGCGCTTCGTTCTTCAAGAACATACGATCAAGCGTGCGGTCAAAGATCACCACGCCGGGATCAGCAATCGTCACAACCTGATAGTCGCTTTCTTCGGTGTTCCACACGTACAACTCAGTCATTTTGACGAGTTTTTCCGCAACGCGCGGTTTATAGCGAACAGGCGTGTCGAGACTGAAATTGATGTTGCCGATGATGTTCGGCTGCGACGCGCTGGTCTCAATGCGATCCATCACTTGCTGCTGCGGCGTACTTTCGCGCGGCCCCGGATTGATAACCTTCAGCAGGGATTCCAGTCGCGGATGCTCAATCTCTTTGAGTTGAGTCTCCATCTGACTGACCGTCACGTAATACGAGTGACTGAACGCTTCTTGCTTCCAAAGGCCGCATACGTCTTCGCGCAACACGCCGATGTCGTGCGGCTCAACGACGTACGGCTCAAACTGTCCGTTGAGACCGATGCGGATCTTCACGAACATCGAACCGTAAACAAATGACCACAGCAACGCTTGCGAAAACACCAAATCAGAATTGGACAAATGCCAAGTGTCATTCAACTTCTGCATCAACGGCGGGATCATGTTTTTGTTCAAGTCGGACACCGACGGCGGCAGGTCAATGCTGAACCGCGTAGTCTCCGACGAGTACATGAGTCCTGCCAACTGATCTATGTGCGGATAGATCTTGTTGACCACTTTGCCGTCAGCGCCTTCTGGTCCAGCGCCAAACAAAAAGAACATCCGCTGGTTCTGGTACGTCTTGCGACGATCCTCGCGGGTGTTATTGCACTTCTCCTGCAAGTCCATGTAGAAGTTGAAGCGCTCGACATCCTCTTTTGGAATCTTCATACGTTAAGCCTCCGGCAATGGACCCCTGAATCGACCATCAAGCATAGATGGTTTTGGTTGAGGCAGCGTACCCGCCATTTGCATAGCCTGGGTAGGCTTAAACTCGCTTAGATTGACCTTTTTACCCCAAGTGGCGGCGAAATCCTGCGGTTTTTCACCCTTTCGGAGTTCCTGCATCATGCTTGTGCCGCCCTCTTTGTCGGCCTTTAAATCGCGCAATTTGTAGGTATCGGCAAGGTCTCGCTGCATTTCATCCAGCCTTCCGGTCACCACACCGCGCATCGCAGGTGCTTGGCGTATCTCTCTGACCACAAACCGGGTCGAGCAGCCCTTGGGACACCGCGGTATATCGTCTCCCGATACCCATTCCTCAAACGGGCCGTGCGCTTTGCAGGCGAATTCTTTGAGTACAGCCATCATCTTGCTCCAAATGGGTTGGTAAGTTTGTTTTTGTCCGTGTTGTGCAGAACCGGCGTGGCTTTGACCATTAACTGCAAGCCTTTCCCGGTCAATCGCACGGATCCTTTGATCCAGTTCGGTATTGGCAACGGCTTCGGATCGGTTGCTATGACGATCGTGGCGGCGCGTACGCGGCCGTTCTTATCCACCTTGTCTATGCGCGGGATGAAGTTGCCGGCCAGAACCAACTTGAACTTGGCCGTCAGTCGGATACGCACGCTGAACCGAATAAATAGTTTTCGAGCCCTGAACTGCTTCCGCAACGTCGCGTGGAACACATTGTCTACGTCCATCGCCTTAAACAGCACAGACGGCGCGCCCTTGTACGGGCTTTGATCGTTCTCTACCAGCCAGAAGTAAGCGAACGACAGATGCTCATCGTTCCACGCCAGATCCGTATCTTCCCCTGGCGTATTACCTTTGAACACGGCTACCACGGGATATCCTCACGTTGGAAGTCAATGCATCTTGTTTGTTGACCAACACGCCAAGATCTTTCAGGTAGTTCCGAACCATAGACGGGCCTTTGATCTCCACGCCGCTCTTGTTCATCTCAATCATCCGCTCCAACTCGCTGTTGCGGCTGATGTTGGCCGCCATGAGTCTAGAGCGCACCTGATCATTCCAAGCCAACAGCGCCAGCGAGGCGGCGACCACGCGATCATCTCGCGCGTTGCTAGACGCCTCCGGTGCGGATCCTGACTCGCGCACGATGGACTTCATCTCGTCCAACAAGTCACGGCTTGCGATCGTCGCCATGCCGCGCTCAATGTAGTCGCGCATATTGTTCATCATGCGCTCTTTCATCTGGAACGTAGTCTGCGTGTGCAGAGCGCCTGATGCGCCGTAGACGCTGTCGTACTTGCGGTACAAGAATTCCCGCATCGACTTCATTACATCCTTGAGGATCGGCCGGCTGTCCGACGAGCCGAAGATCCGTTCCTTCCTCATGTTCTGCAACTCGTTCAACACCGCCTGACCGGGGCCGTTGACCTCCAAGTTGAACGTACACGGTCCATACGCGCCAGCGAGGTACGCGATCACCCAGGCGAATTGCGCGGTCGTTAGGTTGTTGTCCGCGAACTCCGCAACCTGCATACAACCGTCCGACCACACGCGCCACACCGAGCAAACGAACAGATCGGCGTTCTCAGACGATCCGTATGCAGGATCTGCCCCCAGTACATAGAAGGCGTGCTTGCTCGGGTTCTCCCACACCTTCAACGAACAGGTCTTGCTGTTCGCCGACATCAACTCAGTCTCAATGAAATTGTTCCTGAACGACAGCCGGTAGTACTCCGGGTTCTTCAACTTGTTCACGTCTTGGTACAGCTTTGACAGTACCACTGGGTTGAAGAATTGCGATCCACTCGCTTGAAACGCCTGCGTCTCAGTCCACGGATACTCTTGCAACCGCATGGACTCGTCCGTCTGTTGCTCAGCGGACAACCAACGCCACCACGCGATCTGCTCGTCATCAATCTCAACGCCGTACAGCGACTTGACCTCTTTCGCCCACTCACGTTCTTGCGAGGTGATGCGGCCCTTCGGACCGTAGTACGCCTTGTACACGGCGCTGTCGCGCGAGAACCGATAAAACTCGTTCGCCCACCAACTGACAAAGATGCACTTCTGGCTCACGGCCGTCTGAGCTTCCTTCCATTGGTCGTAGAACAAATTGAAGCCACGCGCGGTGGACTCCCAATGGTAGAACCGATTCGGATTCTTCTGCGCCAACGACGCACGCAGCGACGCGAACCCTTGCGCGTCACCCCACGATGACATCTCTGTCGCGTGCAGGAACGACGGCGCGGACGATCGTCCCAGCGAGCCGCCGCCTGTCTTCTTCGTGCCGGCCACGCGGTACAACAACTTTGTACCTGTACTGAGGACTAATTGGTTGCGGTTGTGATCCTTGATCGGCCGCTTCCATTGATCCGGTAGCGAGGCATAGTACAGTTCCAACGTGCTGCGAAACTGATCTCGTGCGGTATCTTCATGCACCGCCAACATCCCGGTCATGCCTTTGAACCGGAACAGCCAGAACATATCCAGCGCCAACGACAAGGTACTGATACCCGCCTGCCGGCACTTCAACGTCACAAATTCTTGCTTCCCTTCCTCAAAGCCCTCAACGATGTGCCGAAGCAACCATCGCTGCGTGCCGAGCATACTTGAACCTAAGCGCAGCATCCCGCGCTCTTTTGTATCAATCAGCAGCGCGTTCGCAAACTGCATGAACTGGCTTAACGGGAATTGCATCTTTTCTTCCAACAACCGCACCACCGCCCCAGACACCCCCCAGGGCGGCGGCACGCTCGCATTACTTGGACTTCCGAGCCTGCTCAGCAAACTGAGCCGCGTTCCACTCGTTGCGCGACTCACCCTGGCCCTTGCCCATCGCCTTCTTGGGCATTTTCGGCATTGACTTCTTCTTTGCCGCTTTCTTCTTAGTCGTAGCCATCTTACTTCCCCTTCTTGGGTGTTGGAGTCTCAACCGGAGCCTCGGCGGGAGCCGCCAAAGCCTTCTCGCGTTCAACGCTCATCCAGCGAGCAACCAACACCGCGTGATGACTGTCGTTGCCTTCTTCAAAGCGCTCGTTCGGTCGCGCGTGCTTCTTCAACTCATGCCATGCCGGGATGCTCATTAGTTCGACCCCGCCTGCCAATCCGTTGCCAACAAGTCCGCGTTCACGGGCACCCAGTTGCTCGTACCCGACGAATTGACCATCAAAATGTTGGTGCTGTCGTTCGGATCAAGCGAAATCGCACTATCCGTCCATTCCTGCCGGCTGGTGGAATGGCCCCCGCGAAGCAGGGACAAAGCCGTTTCAAATAGCATTTTCAGCCTCCTGCGCCCTCTGGCGCTCTTTCATTGCCTTACGATTCCCGCCGCGGCGTCCCGCCTCACGGGCCAATTTAACGTCCTTACTATACGCGCGAGACTCCGCAGGGACAGCCCGACCGCCCATTGACTGCACCTCGCGTCGACGCTCCGGCGTCATCGCCGCCAATCCACGCTTAGCCTTTTCCATCTCTCGTCCTCATGTGATTCACTATGACCTGCTCCAGGTCAGTCACCTTGTCCTGCTCGGCCTTCAAGGTCTTGAGCAGCCGATCCCGCTCCAAGCGGAACCGCTCAATGTCCCGGTTAGCCACCGCCAACGCCTCGCGCAACCGCATCAGATCCCCCATCGCCCGGATCTCCTGCCGCAACTCCTCCACCCACACAGGCGGCGGCAGCGACGGACGCTCCAAGTCCTGCATCTGACCTTGGGTCGAGCCTAAGCGGCTACGGGTAAACATGAAGGATCTCCATGATCGCCATCAGGCAAATCAGTATCAGCGCCGCGTACATACACAACACCGCTTTCTCAAAGTCATCAGGGTTTTTCATCGGTTTTTTCCGCGTACCAAAGGTAAACCCCTAATAGAAACACCCCTAATGCCCAATGTCCCGAAAGGAACGTCATCAGAAACAACGTAATGAGCGCGTAGACCATAAACACCTCGGTCCCCCGGCGCTATCAAGCATACCCATCCTCCCTTCTCCGTGCGCGTCGGATCGTCCTGATTGAACACCCAAACCGCCTCGCGAACGCCTTCATGTACCCGTACGTCCGCTCCGCACCCCGGATCTCCGCAACCTGATCAGCGTTCAACCGCTTACTCTGCGCCATTGGAACCCCGCGCACGGATCCGAGCCGCAAATATCTCACCGCCCTTAACCGCTGACTTTCGTTCACACAATCGCGCACACGCCTCGCGCTCGGCGGCGACTGAGGCATCCCATGCAATCCGCGTGACGCGCTCGGAGAATTCTTCAAAATCTTCATTTGGAAGCGGCCTAATTCCACTTCCGACTTCGTACCACCATTTGTCGTGCGTCATTTCTCACCCCGTGCACGGATGGCTGCGGCGCAATCGAAAACATCACAATAGCAATCTGAGTATTTGTATTCCAAGTCCTCACACACCTTCGCACACGCCTCGCGCTCTTCGGCTCTCGCCCGTGCATCGACTTTCGCCATCAGCGCGTGAAGCGCGTCGTAGAACGTTTTATGCAACTCGGCAAACGCATATCTGGCTGCTTCATCGCGGGTCATGGCTTCTCCCCCTCCTCTGTGGTCATCACTTACACCCCTTCTTCAAGTTACACCTCGGACACAACAACTGCAGATTCCCCACCACGTTCAACCCACCCCGCGCTATCGGCACAATGTGGTCCACGTGATACCCGGTCACCGCCAGCGACCGTAAACACTTCCGGCACTTCCCGCCCTGCGCGTACGCCAGGTTCTGCACGTCCCGAGCCGTGAAACTCCCCCGCGTCTTCGTCCGACGCTTGTGATTCGACGCCGCACGCTCCGGCTTTTCGCAGCCACGACACCGCGGCCTCAGCACGGGCTTGCCACCACGCAGGCGAACGCGAAACCGCTGCCTGGGCAACATTCTTCTGCATCCACAACATTCCGACAGGTTCCCTTCGTGACGACGCTTGCGACAAACAAGAACC